GCAGAAACGCTGGACGAGGCAGTCTGGAATAAATCGCGCATAGATTCAGTCGATACATTGTATTGTATCGACATCTTCTGCACTTGTGTATTGAGTGTTGCAAATTGCTCTTCGTTCTGGCGCAGCAAAGTGTTGGACACACGCATCTGGTCCTGCCAATCTGCGCCAACTTTGACAAATTGCGACAAAGACTCAATTGCTCTCTGTGGTAACTGCACAAGAGGCAGCAATACAGAGAATAAGACCATAGACTTTGTCAAGTCCAGGATGTTAGCTGTTAGACCGCGTGTTTGTCTACCATTTCTCTCTAAATTCTCTCTGCCTTTTTCGATCTGGTTTACCAGTGTACCGAATGCTGAGGCAGCTGTGCGAACAGTGGTGGTGTATGTATTCCAAGCACGACCAGCAGTGGTTGTCGAGGTAGTTGTTCTCGACATGGCATTGGTAAGGCGGATAGCCGCCCGTTCCATTGCCAGATAGCCTTGGGCAAGACGATCGAGATTGCGTTGCCCATTGATGACAACGTCAATAGCAGCTACGACTCTACGAACTGCCATCAGGTAATCCCTTCGCTGCCCTTACCCTAGCCAACATCGTCTTCATGTTTCTAGGCGTGTTCCCACTAGATTTGAACTTACCGCCAGTAATCATGGCAGCATAAATGAGCGCACGCTCACCACGCGGCAAGTCGTATATTTCATGCGGGAATCTGCCTGTTTCAATGAAGATCCTCGCTAGTAAATTTGTCTCTGGATGCCCCTCAATCAGAGCTTTTGGCTACCTCAACAAGATCCTCATGGAACCCACTTAGTTCCAGCACAGCATTGGATACATAGAGCATCAGCCCAGGCTGATTCTTGTATATCTCAAGTACCAAGCGGTCTTCCTGCGTCTGGCGCATACTATACTTCCGCAAAATCTTGGAATCCCTATGATTGGGAGTTTTTACGCCATACGCAAGTACCAATGCTTGGAACTTTTGACCGTCCATTTGCTTCTGGAGGGTTCCAGAACCTGTGTTTTTTACCACCCTGCTAGAACGCTCGATAAGCTGAGAATGCTCTGGGCCAGTAAGGTTCGTGATTTGCCAGGGTGCCTTGAATCCATACTGGCTCATGTCCAGATCGTCGGTAAACTTCTTGTTGGAGTCATAAGCCAGTAGCTCTTCGAGAGCATCTACTGGCTCACCCTTGTACTCAGCAGCAGCTTCTGCATCAGTAAGCTCAACGAGAACGTCTGGCTTTTGTGGCAACCTACGCATCGGTGTACGAACATCTGTTGCCTGTACGGTTGTATCTTGAGTAGTCATTGCCCGCTATTACTCCCTAACTAAGCGCAGTCTTTGCCTTCAGTTTCCCATTCGTCCAGAGCACCATCAATGCACGAAAGCATGTTGTGGTTGATGAACGTAAACGGGATGGCTTCTTCAACCAGTTCGTCTACCTGGAAACCAATCGGGACTTCCCAAAACTTGACGCCAATCAGTTCAACGACCTCAGAACCAAAGGCTTCTGGATCATCCAACTCATAACGGATCAAGGCCGGTACCTGGCGAGACCTGCTGTGGCGCTGATAAGCACCAACAGTACGCAAGAAATAGCTCGTAACCTTGAAGCCAGTGATTGTACCATCACCAGCCGTACCTGTCGCTTTGTAACCCGTCTGACGTGCGCCTGCAAGACGTACTTCACGACGGTTAATCGTGATACGTCCTTCAACGCGCTGTACCTGGGTCTGCCACTGACCATCTAGGAACAGTTCGCCATAAGAACCGTTTATAGTTCGGTCTGGGTTTAGTGCCATTATTATGCTCCAACCTTCACAGTGACAAGGATAACATCGATCGTGTCAACCACTGTCATTGAGATGTCTAGATATAGTCGCTCTCCTACAGACTCACGGAGTTCACTAACTTCCACCGTGTAGTTATTACGGATAGCACGTTGTCCTGCCATCACCCGTAGAAAGTCGCGCACCACACCTACAATGGCCTGCTGCCCTGCCGTGTCGTTGGGGACTTTCCCAATGTAATTCGTTCGTGCAGCTAGCTCGATCGCAGCTGCAATGGCGTCACAGGTATTGACAATCGATACCTTCTTGAAGCCCTGAGGTATGTAGTTACCATCCGAAGCACGACCAGGCACTACCAGAGTCGTAACACCTTTCACGACATGGTAGTGCAAGCCTGCCTTGGCTAGAACCGTTACTCCATTGTTGATCAGAAGGTCGGTTGTACTGCCTTTGAACTTTGTCTCTAGGCTAATTACCTCCTGCAAAGGATAGAACGTCATACCCTGACCCAGTGGCAATGACGCCCTGATACCTGCTGCCTGCGCGGCGAAAGCTGCACCACGCTTGGTCAATAGATTACCCTGGGAATCAACTTGCATTGCACCAGGATAGAGATACTGTACATACTCTGCATTGATGCCAGATGCAGTGGTCTCAGCTGTAGTGGCAGACTCGGCAAGACCACTACCCATGATCATCGTTACACGATAACCATCATTACGGAGATCACGCATCCAAGACGTAAGTGTTGCTTCAATGCCAGGTAGGTCAGAGTTTTTGATGTCGCAGGTAAAGACATCCCATTCATCTGCTTCGAGAGCAATAGTTAGCAGTAGATCAACGTAATTCTGCATGGTAGGTGCAGAACCATTGCTACCACTAGCCATTTGCAATGACGCAGTCGCTGGAATGCTATTTCCTTCGGTAACCAGTATGGCAGTGATCCAGTGATTTGATGTATCCTGATTGACAAGGTTTACCAAGTCCTTCATATGTCCTGCTACGCCGCGATTCGTACTGCTGGTCCAAACTGCCATCAGTGTCGCGCCGACTGTGAACAGGATATCTGTCTTGGTAATATCACCAGGATTTGGTCGCGTCTGGATCAAGAACGTATTGCCTAAGACACCTTCATTCTTGGCATCAAACCTGATAGCCTGTGCTGGTGTCCCAGCAGTATCTAACAGATTAATGGTGGACTTTGCCGCGCCAGTACCCATGATGCGATACATACGCAGTTCGCGTGCGCCACCAATAAACGCTTGACGTCCTGCATAATACGCATTGTCCGGAGCTGTTTCACTAGCCGTGAAATAATTGATAAGCTCCGAAAAGTTATCAATAATCTGTACTTGATTGGCTGGCCCCCATGACCCACGTACAACCATTGCAACTCTGCCTCGGACACCTACTGAAATTGCAGCAAGAGCATCCGAGATAAAGTTAATGTATAGACCTGGACGTGTAGGAGGCGCAGCTGGTGTCCACGGACCGCCTGGCATTACTGTTCGGCCTCCGCAAATGTCTTGTCAGGCTCTTGCATCATTTCATCGATAGCAGACTGTACCTGAGCCTGCGAGTACATCGTGCCATGCGAGTCCAATTTCCCGGACGAAAACACAGCATGCACTACAAATGCAGGTTGCCCATACAATGCCTGTGCATAAAGCTCATGATCTGATGCACTCAAAGGCGTCTGGGTCTGTACTTGCTGATTCGTTTCAGCTTCCTGTTGTTCTGTAGGAGTAGGTGGTTGCCCCGAACCACTATCTGTGGGGTTTTCTGGGACTACTGGTGGCTGCTCTGTCATACTAAGCCTCAATTACTATGGTGTATTTGTCTGAACCATTTAGTGTGGTCTCAGCCTCAATGTGTTCAATAGCAGGTATCTGTACCCGTGCATGCTCCTGTTCCACAGTGGTTTGCAGGTCGATATTGCCTGTAAAGACACCGTTGTTGATATCATCTTCCCTGTTACTAGCAGCAAATGATGTGACCCTAAGATTCTGCCAACGTACCCTTACTGTATCACTTGGCTCCTTAGGTGCTGCACCATTACCAAGTAGATTGGTTATCAAACCCTCGGGATAGAGAAAACTATTTCTAGCAGGTGCAGCTATAGAAGCCTCTTGATGTCCATCAACATAGATCTTAAACTGCTTGAACAGGGGTTGGCTATAGGGCACACGAGGTATACGAAACCCTATAGCGCTATCGGGAGCTGCAATTACGACACTCTGGGCAACACTGGCTGCGCTTTCGTTGCCAGCAACATCCACTGCACCAACACGTACCTGATAAGTCCCAGGAAGCAAAGCACCACCGCCTATAGACTCAAGATCTACAGGTGGATACTGCCAGTCGAACCGCCATGCCTGTATGAGATTGACAAGTCTAAAGCGTATCCCGCCATACTTTATGGACATTTCAAACGCATTTATCTTGTCCATCACATCCATACGGTTCGAACCAAAGTAGTCGATAGTCCAATCAACTACTTGTCTGTATCTGCGTGATGTAATCTGCTCGTTACGATGGTTCAAATAAGACACACGCCAGCTTGGGCGAACCAGGGTAACAGGACGATCTTCAAGCACACGTACCTTGGTGGTAGTTGGATATAAACACCAGATAGCATGCTTCAGTGAGTGAAATTGCTCATCTAGATCAATTGTTACAGTCGATCTAGCCACGTCGTCCTGGGTTCCTCACCCTACGTCTGTCAGGCTGGCTTTCAAGGGCTTGCTGAATAGTACCCTCTACAATATTGTCTACATTACCCTCTGTAACCGAGATACCTTCCTGTACAAACTTGGCTCCTTCCCAGCGTGCCTGCACTGGCTTAGCACCACGATTACCATACGGATAAATCCACATGGTGCCGCCATCGTTAGCCAGACCAGCATACGGTAAGAACGTACCTACTTCTGCCGTCCAGACGTTGCCCTTGACGCGCTTGATCTCGGTAATAGCACCCATCTCGACATCGATTTCCTCACCAATGTCTCGACCCTCGGTTGGCTTACCACCTGATACACCATTACGTCGCGCCCACGCTTCATGCTTATACTGGATAGGTACTTTGTCTACTTCGTCTACCTGCCCACGCATCGATTCAGGCGTATATCTGCCCCATGCAGCCATGAGTCTACCCTTAGAGAACTCAAAAGGCTCACCAGTACTCTCACGGGGCCGCCATCCAGAAGGGGGCATATGTCTGCGAATGGCATCTTTGGTATTTTGGGTCAGTTCGTCTGCAAGCTCAACAGCCGCGTCACGACCCACTACTAAAAGCCTGGCATTCAAAGCTGCCATATCAGCAATGGCACCCTGAAAATCGTTTACCTTGTCTCGAGCATAAGTAGTACCTACCCTACTGGCTCTACCTCTTTGAGTAAATGACTGCCCAGAGCTTACGTACATCGCTATCGGATTAACAACCATCAGCGGTACCTACCAGCCTGTACGTTTACTTCGTAGTGATGCATTTGGAACATGTCATCCGCTTCATCTATGCTAATGATGTCGTAGCGTATGCCATTTTCAACTATCCAGTTGTTCTCATTGAAATTTTCTGGATATTGCAACCTGGAATCTTGAATGAAGATGATAGCGCGCCTAACACCCTGTGAACCACCACTAACGGTAGCTTCCTGGCTACGTCTGTACAAGATACTATCTACTCTGCACGGCACACCAGGGTATATAACACCTGCGGTTTCTTGAGAATCTTCTACTTCTGGATTAGCAGGCGTTTCGCCCCAGATATCACAAACTCTGTTGAGTAATGCAGAAATAGGCATCAGGCTGGATCCTGAGTTCTGAACCAGTGGCGATAACCAATCAATATACCGCGCCTAAGCTCAAGGTCATTGAAGTCATGCCAGGGCCGGATCTCAACACCCACGTACTGCGGAGTTAAGACGTAACCAGGGCTTGGTGCCAGTTCTGGGAACACCTGCGTTGTCTTCATGTGGATCATCGAGCTGGTACCACAAGTGAAGTAGCCCAGAATAGCCAGAGCCTCAGCGCCAAAAGCATAAGGATCATTGTAGTCAGCTGTCTGGGTGGTAGTGGTGTTGTTGCTTAGAGAGTAGCTGTAAGAGCCAATCTTTTCACTCTGGACACCACTAACACGCCTGGCACGTAAGCTAGCATCACCAGTTATGTACAATTGCTCTACGACTATAAGACCAGCTATTCTGGACATTACGTTCCAGTTAGTCTTGGTATCTGTACAGAACCCGCCGTACTGTAGCGACCAACTATACATCAGAGACTCAGCACGCCAGATGTAATTCCACAGCTTGGAATCACTCATAGCTGCCAATGCTGGAAAATCTGTATTAGCTCTGATGTAGTCTGGCGTCAAGATACCTAACGGACCTTCGGCTGGTACACCCTGGAACGGCAGTGATTTATCGCTCTCGGCTACTGGTGTATCTTGATAGTAGCTTGCACGATACCAGCTTGTTTGCAGACCATCAGCATCATCGTACTCGTAGTTGGTCTGGCTCATTAGCAGCTGAATAGTGCCGATA